TCCAAAACCTGCTCATGAGCCAACGAAAGGAAAAGGACTACCAAAGAAATAAACCTAAAAATTCCAGGGGGGGGGGCTTGACACCTGTCCCCGCCTCGTGTACACTTCTCTTCATCAGTTAGCGAAACCACTGACCAAAAGGTTTCTTCTTTCCCCTCAATCCTCAATCCTTTAAAGGAAAACAAAATGACTGACATTACCGCAAACCACGATGCAATGGTTGACCTCGCTGACTTCCGTTTCCGCTATCGCAAAGATCGCTTGGGCAATCAGCGTCCTGCTATTGAATTCAAAGCTGGTGTTCCTTCTGTTGAAGGTATCATCCAGATTCTGGAAAAAGGCGGCAATGGTTTGCAACTCTTGCAAGATGCAATCTATGACACCGTTGCTTCGGCTTATCGCACCTTCCTGCAAGATAACGAACAAGCAAACGCAGAAACTCTGGACTTCTCGGCTTTTACTTGGGATGCAATCGCTAACCAACCGCGCGAAGATCGTCGCAGTGCTGCAATTACTCCGGAACTCTGGGAAGCTTTTGCCAAAGACTATTCGGAAATCATGCCCGGCGTTACCAAGAAACAACCGGAATCCATTGCTGCTACTGTTACTGTGTACCTCAAGAAGTTCTCGATCATTCGCACGAACAAGGCTGCATTGAATACTCTGAAAGGTCAGCTGGCTCTGTATATGGAGCATTCGCCCAATGCTGAACAGTTCCAAGATGTTCTGGAACTCTTGTTCCGCAAGTGTGAAACCTATCTGAAGGCGGATGAAACCGAAACCCTGGTGAACTTGCTGTAAGATTCCCACTGTCCTGAGCATGACAATAAACTGCTCATCCTTAGTTCCTCATCTCTTTAGCTCAGTTGGATAGAGCAACTGCCTTCTAAGCAGTAGGTCAGAGGTTCAAATCCTCTAAGAGATACCAACAAATTCCTCATGTCTTTCCAGGCTCCAAGAGTTTATTATCCTATATGGGAAAAGTTAAAAGCAGATGGAACAGTTTCCATCACTGCTAATAGACTCTTGCATCCTAGAATTATCAAAGCTGTGAAGAAAGAGAAGTGGATGGATATAATGTACAAAGCAGATCTCGCTCCTGACTTTCCTGTACTATCTCATTCTATCTCTCACTCAGTAATCACCTTCACCCTCACAATCAAAAAATCTACTGGAATTGTAGACCTTCGCAGATTTGGTAAACCTCTCTCTGATCTTCTCAAATGAAAGGAATCTCTCATGGCAAAACCTGAATTCACAAGAGTCTATGGAAAGAAACTCTCTGATACTCCCAAAGCTATTAAATTTCGAGTAGATGGTTTTCTTTCAGAAATCTCTAACGAAGAATATCCTATGGATGAATCCTCAACCGAATGGTTCCCAATCTCTCAGATTTCAGAAGTCACTGATACCGAGATGGTTGTAAAAACTTGGGTCTTAGAAAAGAAGGAGCTTATGTAATGGACATTGGTTTTGAACTCAAAGAAAACGTAGCGGCCCTTGAGGCTGCTTTGTTACATAAGCATCCAACACTTCCAACTCTCCTTTCCAAAATCCATAAGACACTCTCCCAATATCCTGAGCAAGTAACTCTCCTATCCGAATCCGATATCAAAGCAATTGTCTCAGGTCTTCAGGCTCACACTCTGACAACCTTCTCTGAGTCTGCTCTTAAAGAAGCAAAGAAACCCTCAGCTTCAAAACTTCTTAAAGATCGTATTGCAAAGATGGGCGCAGATGCATTCTAAGGAACTCTAAATCACTTTTGGAGGGAGCATGGGCGACAAAAAACTGATTGGGCATAAAAACGGGATGGCCGTTTTTGTTTCCGACTCGCTACTGGCGCAAAAAGGCGAACGCAAAGTGCGGGAGTGTCTCGGATTGATACGTCGCTGGCCGGTGAAAACAGACTTGAGCGGAAATGAAGTGATGATCGAAGGCGACACGCACGAGGATGCTGTTCAGCGGTATTTGTCGCGCACGCTCAAGGAACCTAACAGCTGACATGAGCAGCCAGTGAACAAAGGATAACAAATGAACGCAGAAAGTTCCTTCAAATTCCCTCGTTGCAAAGATTGCAAGCACTGGACTCCTGCACCTGAGAAGTACCCTAACTCGTGGCGAGATAAGCCTGAGTACCGTGCAGGCGGTTTTTGTGGTTCCAGTAACTTCTCAGAAGATTACGGGTACGCTCCAACATCTCTTGTGTATTCCTATATGGAAGGTGGAGAGTTCTGGACTGGTGCAGATTTTGGTTGTGTGAACCATGAGCCCTGCATTTCTTCTTCTGCTTAACTGCCTTCCTTCCATTCAGCCACATCAGTTCTATGAACTTGCTCGTTGGCTGGGCTGGGAACCGAGAGCAGTTCTTACCAATCCTTCTGGACTCATTCATCTTCCACTCATTAAGGAAATATCTTCATGCTTTCCGCAGACGAGTTCCTCGCTTCTGATGTTCCAACTGTACCAGTACAGCAGAGTAATAGCAACGCTGTATTCTCTGGAGGAGCAGCAGATGCTTCATTCTCTCCTTATAAAGAACAAGGATATGAAGGAAGCATTGACTATCGCGTGCGCCAACTCAGTTACAGCTCACTGCTCACGCTTCACTCGTGCCCGAGAAAATTCCAACTTGATCGACTACGAACAACAGCAAGATCAGCAGAAGATCTCAAGTCAACCATTACATTTGCATACGGGCATGTTGTCGGGGAAGCTATCCAATCTGCGATTGCTGGTGTCCCAGAGGAACAAATAATCTTTCAGATGTTTCTTGGTTGGCATACAGAACTCTTTGCAGAGGATGAGAAGCTAAAGAAATCTCTGTTCTCCGCCATCCTAGCTTTGCAAAAATTTCTTCATCTTCGATCCTGTGGATTTCTTCAAGAATACGAACTGGTATACTATCAAGACAAGCCAGCCTGTGAACTCTCTTTCGTTGTAACTTTTCCCGATGGTTTCAGAGTGCGTGGATTTGTAGATGCTGTTTTGCGACACAAAGAAACAGGAAAGATTGTTGTTCTGGAACTCAAAACAACTGGCGCTTCCACAGTCGATCCTGCCACCTATAAACATTCTTCACAAGCGATCGGATACTCAGTTGTTCTAGATGTTATCTTTCCTGAACTCTCCTCATACGAAGTTCTTTATCTAGTCTATCAAACAAAATCACGAGAGTTCAACCCGATCTATTTCTCAAAATCTTTTTCTCAGAGAGCCAGATGGATTCAAGAAACTTTGCTAGATATCGAAGCCATTAAAACATATGAGTCCAATGAACTCTATCCGATGCGAGGTGAGAATTGTATGAGCTTTGGAAGAGCTTGCCAGTATTTCAACTCTTGTACTCTCTCCACCTCCGCAATTACTAAACCTTGCACCGCTGCCGAAGCAGACACAACAGAGTACCAAATAGTTCTCTCACTCGAACAGCTCATTGATTCTCAACTTGCTAAGACAGGACACCTGTAATGAAACTCTCAGATAAAACCCAATCAGCTTATCGGCATGTTCTTCTTTTCGGCCCATCCAAATCAGGAAAGACAGAACTGGCTGGTCGACTTTCAGAACACTTCAATCTTCTCTGGATTGATATTGAAAACGGAATCTCAACTCTCTTCAAACTTCCGAAACCTTGGCAAGAGCGAATTGAAGTTATCTCAATCCCAGATACTCGCTCCTTCCCTGTAGCAATCGAAACTTGTATCAAGCTCATCAAAGGAATGAAAGGAAAAGTTTGTGAAGCTCACGGCAAATGGGAATGTGCTATCTGTGCGAAGGAAAATAAACCAGTTGTCAATGTGGATTTACATTCTCTATCAAGTGATACGATTGTGGTATTTGATTCACTCACACAACTTACTAATTCGGCTATCTCGCATATCACGAAAGGTCAGCCGGATGATTACAAGATGAACTATGATGACTATGGGAATCTTGGAAAGCTAATGGATATCTTTCTCTCCCATGTTCAGCAGGCTCCTTTCAATCTTGTCTGCATCTCTCATGAAACAGAAGTAGAGATGGAAGATGGAAAGATGAAACTTGTACCAACTTCTGGAACTCGTGCCTTCTCCAGAAACACAGCTAAATACTTTGACGAAGTATACTACTGTGAAGTTAAGAATCGCAAACATATTGTAGGCTCTTCTACTGCCTATAGCGGAAACATCCTCACAGGTTCTCGATCTGGTAATGTCCTAGAAACTTCAGCAGTTCCATCTCTTGTTCCTATCTTCAAAGGTGAGGTATCTCTCCCTGCCAAGGAACAAGAAGTTAAAGCAACCTCATCTCTTCTTGCAATCAAATCTTCTCTCGGAGTAAAGAAATGAAGACAACTAAACCAGCTCATATCATTGGAATCGCCGGGCGCGCAGGAACTGGAAAAGATACTGTGGCCACAATGATCGCAGAATTTCTCTCCTCTTCTCCTGATTATGGATATGCTGGTTGGATTCACGCTTTCGCAGATCCTCTCAAAGATGCAGCCGCCGCAGCCTTTTGTATCCCAATCGACGACTTCTATGACTCCACAAAGAAAGAAGTTATCAACGATTCTTGGGGAGTTTCCCCTCGACAGATTGCTCAGTTCCTTGGCACAGAAGTTTTCAGAGACTCGCTTCATAAACTTCTTCCAGCCTTCGGAAAAAATTTCTGGGCACATCGGATGCATCTGCTGCTCACAAACAAAGATGAGTACATCTTCAATGACCAAGATATCGTAATCATCCCGGATGTGAGATTCAAGGAAGAGGTAGATTATATTCACAGCCAGGCAGGAACAATTATCTACCTCACATCAGACACCCTGTCAACTCCTCTTTCATCATCCACATCAACTCACTCTTCAGAATCTCTGGATCTCTCAGATGTTCCAGATATCTACCAACTCAAAAACAATTCAACCTTGGAGGACTTAGAAAATGAAGTAATTAAAATCACCAAAGACATTCTTCACTTTGTTGAACATCCGCATCTCAATCCCTTCCGTTAATTTCTAAAGGAACTAATCATGTCCGATACCGAATTCGACTTGGCCTCTTTGCTCGACGGCACTCTTGATGATCTGGCAGATCGCCCCGAGTTTCTTCCATTTGTTCAAGGCGCACATACGGTCAAGCTGACTCTTATCCAAGATGAGAAGAAATCCTCTGTTCTCTACGCTGCCTGCACTCTGATCGAGACTCTGGAACAAGCTGATCCTAACGAGACTCCGATGGAACCCGGAACCAAGTTCCGTGCCCGCATGGATCTCTCCAATAAGTTCGGTCAGGGAGATATCAAGATGATTCTCGCCGCGGCCGCAACAGTTTTCAATGAGCGCAGCGTCTCCAAACTGATCGAATCTCTGAAGACCGAAGGAATGGAATGCTCTGTCGTTACTGAGAATCGCACGAACAAGGATAAGGTATACACTTCTATCGTTGCTTGCGAAGCCTAAGATAGATCGAAGCTCCCAGGGATCACAAGTTCTTGGGAGCTTTTCCGCCAGAAAGGAAAAGGAACCTAGATGAACTCATCCCCATATCCTAAGCCCAAGAAGTTCGGCCCTCCAGCTAACTCAAGAAAGCAGCGCAAGCAACAGAAACTTGCCTGGACGTTGCTAACAGTTGTAGGAGCCAGAAGCAATCTTAAGTGGGCACTCTTTGACCTGGGCCTGGAACTGAATCATATCAGAGAAGAAACTGATGTCCACCTGGCTCGGATGGAACAGATTCTCCGCCACGAACTCAAGAACATTTCCTGATTCCTATGAATCTCCAAGAAAAACTGAAACTTCTTTCCGCAGCCTCCAAAGAAAAAGCAGCAGCTTCTCCCAAGGACTGTGCGCTTTTTCTTGGAACCTCAGAGGACAAAGAATATATTCCACAGCTCAAAGGAATGTTTGGAGATTTACCAACCTTTGTATGTTTGGATCAGATCTCTCTTCTCACACATCTGGAACTGTACTGCGCTTCCAGGAACATTACAAAGATCGTTTCAACCAACACGGCCATCCTCTCCAAACTTATTCCTGCGAATAGTTCTCCTTCCCTAGATAACTACGCAGGCTCACTCTTTACTCACAAGAACCTTGAGATTGTTTTTGTTTCCCCACTAAAACAAATCTTCACTGTTCCTTATGGTCGCTTCCTTGCTCAGCGTTTCATCTCTAAATTAACTTCTCCAGCTTCCTGGATTGAGCCAGCTCCTTTCAACTGGACTCTTCTAGAACCCTCCAAATATCAGGCAGCATTAGATGATCTATCCTATGCCTATGCAATCGCAGTAGATATTGAAACGACTCGTAAGAATCTAGCTATTCGCTGCATAGCATACGCAGGAATCTTTATCTCTCCCGCAGGCACTGTCAAAGTTCGCACATATGTTCTTCCTCTAATCTCAGAGTATGAAGTCGTATGGATGAGAAAGTTAAACTCTCTCCCTGCCGCCAAGATTTTCCAGAATGGAAAGTATGACAACATCTACTTCCTTCGCTTCAACGCTCCAGTAACTAACTGGCTCTGGGACACTGCTCATCTTCAGCATTGCATCTACTCAGAACTGCCAAAAGATCTTGCCTTTATTAACGCTTTCTATCTGCGTTCAGTTGTGTACTGGAAAGACATGGCAGATACTCAGGATCTACAAGAATACTATCGTTACAATGCGATGGATGCTTGGGCCACTGCCAATGTCTGGATGCTACAAATGCTTAAGCTCCCAGCATACGCAAAGAAGAACTATATCCTTGAATTTCCTCTTGTATTCCCTTGTCTTCTTGCAGAGTCCACAGGTATCATAAGAGACATGGATCGTTTGGCCAGTGCCAGATCCGAAGTGGATACAAAAGAATCCGCCGCTCTTTCTTCTCTTCGTGCTTGTCTAGGTGCAGCAAACTTTAATCCTGGCTCCCCTGTTCAAGTAAAAACTCTTCTCAAGATTCTTGGTTGCTCAGATATTACATCATCAAATGAAAAAGATATTAACAAAGCTCGCTTGCGTCATCCTCTAAATGGTTTCCTTCTTGACAAGATCCTAGACATTCGTGGCCTCCGCAAACTACGCTCAACATATCTCAGAACAGCAGACGATGAAAAATCAAATGGTGAAGGTGGAGCAAAAGAACTCAAAGGAACAATTCTCTACGCTCTCAATCCTCATGGAACAGACTCCGGGCGGCTGGCGAGTAGAGAATCAGCTTTCTGGTGCGGGCTCCAGATCCAGAACATTCCACGAGGAAAAGAAGTTAAGCAAACTCTTAGAGCTGCGGATGGATTTTACCTTGGAGAATGTGATCTTGAGCAAGCTGAGTCCAGAGATACAGCAAACATTTCAGGAGATGAAAGACTCATTGAAGCTGTCTCAGGTAAGAAGGACTTTCACTCTGTTAATGCTTCATCCTTCTTCGGAGTTCCATACGAATCTATCTACTCTGATGCACAAGGAAAGACTCTCGATAAACCATTACGTGATCTTGCCAAGCGCGTCAATCATGGAGCTAACTATAACATGGGCCCAGGAGTTCTAGTAGACACAATGGGATTGGATAAGATCTGGCAAGCGGCCAAGCTCCTCTCCCTAACCTACACAGATCCTCTGAAAATTGCCTCTCACCTTCTAGAATCTTTCCATCGTACTTATGCTTCTCTTCGCAAGAACTTCTACCCGCACATCATTCATGAAGTAGCAACAACTCGGAAGATTACTTCTCGGGCTTTCCATCACACTCCCTATAACATCTCAGCTTTCTCTGCAAAAGAGTATATCTCTGAGGGAGATTGGACAAGATATTGCTTTGGTGATCCATCAAAATCCAAGCCTGTCTTGAATTCCTATATCTCTCATCCGCCGCAATCATTGAATGCTCGCACACTGAATGAAGCATTCATGCAGGTATTCTATGAAGTCGCGTTACCCAACCCAACCACGTTCAGGCTCCATGCCCAAATCCATGACAGCATCTTATTCTCGTATGCTCATGGACACGAACATCACGCTGAACGAGTTAAGGAACTTATGGAGATTCCTGTCACAGTCAAGGATGTATCTGGGAATTACAGAACATTCACAGTCCCGGCGGCGCTAAAGATCGGCCCGCCAGGGAAGCCTTCTGTTTATTGGAGTGAAACAGAGTAAATCATGAGGGATGATTTCTTCTCCAGATATTTTGCCTATACTGAGATGACAGAACCTCCGGCAGTATTTCACCGCTGGTCTGCCATCTCTAGTATTGGGGCATTGCTCGGCCGCCAGTTTTACTTTCAGCATGGGCACTTCACTGTATATCCGAATACCTACTGTATGCTAATTGGCTCAGCAGGTTCTCGAAAATCTACAGCCATCAAGCTGATGAAGAAGAATCTAATAGATATCGGATACAATACGATTGCCGCTGACAAGACAACTAAAGAAAAATTCCTTCTAGACTTGGCCGGAGAAACTGGAGAAGAAGGACAGACAGCAGAACAATTCTTATCCTCAGATCTTTTTGGTAACGAACTCACCGATCGAGAAACTTTTGTGATGGCGGATGAGTTTAACGACTTCTTTGGTAATGGAAACATTGAATTTATCTCACTGCTTGGAACTCTCTGGGACTATTCTGGGGCCTACACGAATCGGATTAAGAATGGGAAGTCAATCTCTATCAACAATCCAACCATCTCCATCCTTGGAGGTAACACTCCCACCGGATTTGCCCTGGCTTTCCCTCCAGAAATTCTGGGGCAAGGATTTTTTTCCCGTATTCTCCTCGTATACGCTGATCCATCTGGAAAGAGATTTGCTTTTCCTGAGCCGCCGTCCAAAGAATCAACGGCAGAAATCTTACAATATCTTCAACTCATACGAACAAGAGCAGTCGGACAAGCACAAGTTACAACTGAAGCAAAGGCTCTGCTCACAAGAATTTACGAACATCCTCCAGAACTATTTGACGTTCGCTTTGAATCCTATTTCACTCGCCGTTTCACTCACCTACTTAAACTTTGTCTCATCGTTTCCGCTGCGCGCTTATCAACTACCATTACAGAAGGAGATGTTATTTACGCCAACACAATCCTAACCTATGCTGAACACTCAATGCCAAAGGCTCTTGGAGAGTTTGGTAAATCCAAGAACTCAGACGTAGCTCACAAGATCATTCAACTTGCTGAATCTTCAGATCATGTTCTAACATTTAGAGATTTCTGGAGAGCTACTTCAGGTGATCTTGAAAAACAAGCTGATCTTGCAACCATTCTCCAGAATCTGATAGCAGCAGACAAGCTGCAACAAGTCCCGGAAGGTAAAGGATTTCTGCCAAAGAGAGCAAGAGCCTTACCATCCAATTCCTGGTGTCTCAACTTTGATCTGCTAACTGCAGAAGAAAGATCAAGAATCCTATGACTTCCCACATTTCTATTGATATCGAAACTCTTGGGATCTCCTCCTCATCTGTAATTCTTTCTATTGGAGCTGTAGTATTCTCTCGTAAGCATGGACTCGAAAACGAATTCTATCAAGAACTCGAGGGTTCTAGTCAGCTAGCAGAAGGAAGAACTTTCGAAGATAAAACACTGCAATGGTGGCTCACAGGTAATGCAAAGCTCCGAGGTTCCGAACAGAGAGAGCTCCCAGAAACTCTGCGAAACCTTGCCAGCTTCTGCAAATCTTACATGACCTCGGACTCAACGATCTGGGCCAGAGGTACGGACTTTGATATCTCAATCCTATCTCATGCTTACAGACAGGTTGGACTTGAGATTCCTTGGAATTATTCAAAAGTCCGGGACCTGAGAACCATTGCTAAACTCTTCCCGCCAGTGGATCTTGCAGCTAATCTTGATCCTCATAATGCTCTTGAGGATGCCAAGCATCAAGCAAGACAGATCCTCTCTATCGCCCTCTTACAAAACTTGGAGATCAAATAATGAGTCGCGCATTTGGCTGGGTATCTGTTACGAAACCTGACGGTGAGAAAGAGTCTCTTCGCTATGACATTTTTGTATCCCTCTTGTTCAAAGCACTGCCTCTCGATATGATGAAAGCTCATGCAGCAATGCTTGTAGCAGGAGAAGCAGGAGAGTTAGTAGATGCAATTAAGAAAGAAATCATCTATAACAAGCCTCTGGATAAAGAGAATCTTATTGAAGAACTCGGGGATCTTCGCTTTGGTATCCAGGCAGTGATGAATCTCTATGATATTTCAGAAGCTCAGATCCTGCAAGCCAATGCAGAGAAGCTCTCTAAGAAATACAAAGGCCTGGCATATTCCGATCAGGCCGCCCAGGAAAGAGCAGATAAGAATGGCCCCACCAAAGATCAGACATAAAGTAAGTGTGCGAGCAGTCGGTATTTTTAACTTATGCCAACTGCTCAACTCTTCAGAGTATACAGCAGCTGAACTATCTGCTATCACTGGTATGACTCTGGAAACTGTATGCAAACATCTCAGACTTCTCAAGGCTCGCAAACTTATCTATGTCTGTGAGTGGAGAAAGACTCACGCCGCCGGAGCCCCGGCCAGAGTTTGGACTTGGGGATTTGAAACAGAAGATGCAAGGAGGCCAAAACGAAAAACTCAGGCAGAATACTCAGCAACTCACAAAGCTCGTAAAAATCTAAAGCTCCTAGAAGGGGTGAAACATGTTAGCCAAGGACAAGATATATCTGGCTCTATTGGAAGGTGAACCAGCTACAAAGAGAGAAATCTCAAAGAGACTGAAGATTGGATATGAAACAGTAATCAACTCAATCAACCATCTGCATCGAGAATGTAAGGTTCATATCTGTGACTGGCAAGGCGGCGGGTATACAAAAGGAACTCCATGTCCAATATACAAAGCAGGGGAAGGAAAGGATATGGAGCGCCCAAAAGTATTTCCGAAAGCTCCACATCTCACAAAGACCTCTTCAGAACAAATAGATGCTATTCAAGACACCTACCCAATAATCATTCGAGAGCCTGGAAGAATTATCCACTTCTCAGGTGTCAAGTCCTACAAGGAATACATTAAATGAAAAAAGTTCTTCTGTCTCTAGCACTCTCCGCTTTCTATCTTAGTGCCCAAGCCTGTACTCCCTTTGACAAAACAGCAAAAGGAATCACAACAGGCAGCGTGCATTCTCCTGTAGTTATCTGGATTTCTTGGTGGTGCCCGCCAG